GCTCCCTCGCGTTGCGTACGGAATGGGTAAGAACTGACTGATGCCGGGCGTCGCTCCGAAATTCCCTGAGCAGCGTCGTCGGCGTAACGCGCCGGAGCGCGGCGAGTGGGTGGACCTGGAGCCGCTCGAGGAGCCGATTCTCGGGCCGTTCGACCGCAGCTTCATGACGGTGCGGGAGCGGATGTGGAACGGGTGGCGCAACGACCCGGTCACGTCGCAGTACGGGGTGTCGGACATCGAGGCGATCTACGATCTCGCCGCCGAGTGGGGCGATATGGGCTATGCGGACCGTGACCGCCGGCTGAACTGGTTGGGCCTCACCCCGAAGGGGAAGCGGGACCTGAGATGGCGCACCCCGAACGAAGTGAAGACCATCAAGGCACAGGCGGCGAAGGCGAGCGTGCACCGGTTGAAGGCGGTCGGGGAATGAGCGTCCGGACCGTCGCGCTCGTGTGGCGGATGCTCGCCAACGGCGTCAGCCCGGGCCAGGTCGCTGAGGCGACCGGCGTCGACCTGGACGATGTCCTCGACTTGAAGATGGAGATGCCGTCGTGACCGTCGCCCAGTACTACACCTATCTGAACGCCACGTACCCGAATGATGCGGCGACCCGCGGGGAGCTGGCGGGCGCCGCGTACCGGTTCGGGCAGTACACGGCGGAGGGGTATAACGCGACGACCGCCCGGGCGATGGGGAAGCTGAACCCGAAGCGGTCGGCGATGATGACCGCGAAGGGCGAGGACACCAACTACGGAGGCCTGACGTGACCAGCACCGAGTTCGAGACCAAATGGCTCCGCGACCCGGGGGGCCTCTTGGCCGGCAGTGTTCGCCGGTTCGAGGTCGCCCGCCCCGTCTACGAGGCGCGCCGCCGGATGGCGGAGGACGGCTACAGCGGCGAGCGGGCCGTGGAGCGCGTGCTGGAGGAGCCGTACTACCGGGACGCCCTGGTGTCCGGCCTGGACCCGCTGGATGATGACAACGACATCGTGAAGGACTTCCGGAGCATCGACGCGCCGTAGACCATGCCGTGGCGTGGACCGGACCCGGACACACCCAACGAGATCCCCACGCTCGGGAACGTCGTCGCCGAGTGGATTCAGCAGTACTGCGTCATCCCGGACCGCGAGTTCCGGGGCGGGCAGTTCGTGCTCACCACCGAACAGCACTGGCATCTCATCTACCACTACGCCCTCGACGAGAGCGGCAAGTGGCGCTACCCGCGCGGCAGCCAGCTCGTCCGGCCGCAGAAGTGGGGGAAGGGCCCGTTCGGTGCCGCCATGGTCTGCGCCGAAGCCGCCGGCCCCGTCCTGTTCGCCGGCTGGGACACGGACGGCGAGCCGGTCGGGAAGCCGTGGGCGACCCCGCACATCCAGATCACCGCCTGCAGCGAGGAGCAGACCGACAACACGTGGCGTGCTCTCCAGCCCATGATCGAGCTCGGGGACCTGGGACGCGAGTTCATCCCCGACACGGGCCTCACCCGCATCAACCTCCCGGGGGGCGGCCTCATCGAGCCCGTCACCGCGTCCGCCCGGTCCCGTCTCGGGCAGCGCGTCACGTTCGTCGTGCAGGACCAGACCGAATCCTGGCTCAAGTCCAACCGGGGGCATCAGCTCGCGGACAACCAGCGCCGCGGCCTCGCCGGCATGGGCGGCCGGTTCCTCGAAACATGCAACGCCCCCGACCCCGTGGAGGACTCCGTCGCCTCCCGCACCCCGAAGGGCGCCGCCGGCGTCTACATCAACGACGTCGACGGTGGCCCCGGCAGCGTCCGCAACAAGCAGGAGCGCCGCAAGGTGCTACGCCGCGTCTACGGCGACAGCGCCACCGCGCAGGGCGGCTGGGTGGACCTCGACCGCATCGACGCCGAAATCGAAGCGTTGCTCGAGCATGACGCCGGGCAGGCCGAACGGTTCTTCCTGAACCGCAAGGTCGCGGCGGAGGGCGCCGCGTTCAACCCGGAGGCGTGGAAGGCGCTCGCGAAACGCCGGACCGTGACCGCAGGCGCCGTTATTGTTCTCGGCGTGGACGGAGCCCGCCACGACGACGCCATCGCCGTCGTCGCCACCGACGTCAAGTCCGGCTACCAGTGGCTCGTCGACTGCATCGAACGCCCCGACCACGCCCCCGACGACTACGAACACGATTTGGACCGCATCGACGGCGCTGTCTCGGATCTCGTCGACAACGGCCGGTACGTCGTGTGGCGCATCTACGCCGACGACCAGTACATCAGCGGCCTGATCGAGAAGTGGCAGAACAAGTTCGGGATCAAGCGCGTCGTCGCGTGGCACACGAACCGGCCCAGGCCGATCGCGTGGGCGGTCCGCCGCTTCCAGGAGGCCATCTCGAACGGGGACCTGTCGCACGACGGCAGCAGCGTGTACGCCCGGCACATCCGCAACAGCCGCAAACGGATGCTCACGGTTCTGGACGACCAGCAGCGTCAGATGCACACCCTCACCAAGACGCACGTCAAGTCGCCGCTGAAGATCGACTGCGCGATGGCGGGCGTCCTGTCGTGGGAGGCCCGGTACAACGCGATGCAGGACGGGGCCGTCAGCCTCACCGAAGGACCCGAGACCCCGGAGCCGAAGCCGCCCGACGTCTACCACGCCGACCACGCCCCCGCCCTGACCGGCGCCGGGGTCCGGAGCACCGGCTGGGATGAGATGGCATGACCTTGCAGTCCAACACAACAGGAGGGCCTGACATGGCCGAAGGCACGAGCTCGAGCAGCAAGTCAGGCTCCTCGGGCGCCGCAGTCAAGGACAAGGACCGCTACGGCGGCGACGAGCCGCTCGACTACCCCACCCACGAGCCGCTCGACAAGGTCACCTACCGGGACCCCCGGCCGCTCGACTGGCCCCAGAAGGCCGACCGCAGCGTGTACATCGGCGTCGTTCTTCGCGCGGACGGGGAGGACACCGACAAGGACCCCAAGGGCGACTACGTGCACGCCGGCCAGGTCCACGACGACGAGGAACTCGAGGTCGGCGGCACCGCCGTCACCGACGCCCAGGTCATCAGCGGGGGCGGGCAGCTCAACCTGATCCTCAACGGGCAGGTCTTCACGCTCGGCGGCCTCGGTGACGCCGTCAGCGGCGAGCTGCAGCGCGCCCTCCAGGTCAACGCCAACAGTTGATGCCGGTCGTCACAGAAACCCCGGTCGACGGCTGGGTCGCCTGCCGGGACCCCAAGTGCCCCGGCTACAAGCAGCGGGAAACCACAGTCACCCGCCGCAAGCAGGAGTTCTCGTACCGGGAGCTCGGCGGCGACCTGCCCGGCAACGAACGGGAGAGCATCGACATCGTCCACCCGGACGACCCGTGCCCCGACTGCGGGGGCCCGCAGACGTTCTCCGACAACGAGCGGCCCGAGTACGCGTCCATCAGTGGGCAGGATCAGCTCGCCCTGCTGAACCTCAATCAGTCCGGGCAGATCCGGGACGCCCAGATCGAGGACCTCAAGCACGCCAAGGAGATCGCGGAGATGAAGGCCCGGGAGGCGGAGCGCGACAAGCGCGACGCCGAACGCGACCGCATGTTCACGGAGATGCAGGCCGAGCTCACGCGCCGGCGTGGCGGACGGCCACCCAAGGACGACGCCGCATGAAGGTCGAATACGGCGCCGGCTCCCTGATAGTGCCGTCTCTGCTTCAAGGGGGCGTCTACTTGACGCCGTACAAGCAGGACATCGGCACTCTGCGGGTGGGGAAGACGTATTTCCTTCCCAACGAGATGTACGCGAAAGAGCTCCTCGGATACGAGGAGGACGACGCGGCGTGATCGAACTGGCGGTCATCTGCGGACTGCTTGTCGCGCTCAACGCGTGGCAGCAGTACGACCGCCGCATCGAGCGGCAGGAGGTCCGCACCGAACGCGCGGACCTCCTGCAACGCATCAGCGCCCCCGAATACGCCGCCGTCCAGCACTACAACGACCAGCAGCCCAACGTCTCCCCGCCGGCCGTCAACCCGGATATCGACGACGACTACTGGGTGAGCAAGGAAGACCTCGCGGAACTCGCCGCCCACGGAGAGCTGAATGGCGACTGACGTTCACATCGGGTCCTACGGTGACGTCCAGAACCCGGACGCCGTCAGCATCCCCATCCCCGGCAGCATCCTGCGGTGCATCGACCGTGGCTACCAAGGCATGCGCCGCAACGCCAACAAGCGACGGCTGTGCGTCCGGTTCGAACGCGGCGAAACGTTCTCGTACCTCGACGACAAGGGCGCCATGCAGGCGCTCAACACCGCCACCAACGCCCAAGGCGGCGGCAAGCCGCCACATAGGATTCGCAACAAATATAACTACATAAGACCCATTATCGAAGACAAGGTGAGCGCGGCCACGCAGCGCGTCCCCTCCTACGAGATCGTTCCGAGTACAGCGGACCCGGAGGACGCCGAAGCCGCCAGCCTCGCGCAACGCGTCGCTGTCTACGGCTACGAGCAATGGAACATCCGGGACGCCACCATCGACGCTGTCAAGACCGCCATCGGCCTCGGCGGCGTCGCGTACATGCTCCCGTACTTCGAGCCGAACGTCGGCCCGTACGTCGAAACCCCCGACGGCGAGTACGTCGGGCACGGCGACATCCGCATCAAAGTCTTCGGCGGCAACGAAGCGTATTGCGAACCCGGCTGCGACTGGGAGACCAGCCGCTGGTGGGCGACCATCCAAGCGCGCCCCATCGACGAGGTGTATGAGACCCCCGGGTACGCCGGCGGCAAACTCGTCCCCGACGCCTCCTCAGCGGACCTCGCCCGCGACCAGTCCCCCGACGAGCAGATGGTGCTCGTCACCGACTACTACGAACGGCCATGCCCCAAATGGCCGCGCGGCCGGTGGCTCACCACCGCGAACCGGCGAGTCATCGTCGACAACCGGCGGATCGACCCCACCAGCCAGGAACTGTGGCAGGACTACCCGCTCCGGGACGCCGACGGCGAAATCATCGACGAATGCCTGCTCCACCGGCTCGTCTACACCCACGACCCCGACAGTGATGACGACCTCGGGCTGACGTGGCAGCTCATCGACTTCCAACGCTCCGCGCAGGACTGCGTCAACAAGATCATGGAGCTCAAGAACCGCGGGCTGAACCTGCAGATGATCGCCCCGGTCAACAGCTTCATCGACCGCAAAGACGACGTTCCCGGCGCCGTCCACTTCTACAAACTCAGTCCCAACGGCGAGAAACCCCAGTGGGAGCCCCCGCCCGGCGGGGACATGCTCAACCAGCTCCTGCAGATCAAGAACATGATCGTGCAGGACATGCAGATGGTCGCCGCCTTCCAGGACATCCAAGCCGACCCCAACGTCGCCGCCCGCACCGGCAGCCTCGCGATCGAGAACGCACGCGCCCGCTGGCAATCGTTCCTCGGGGACCTCGCCGCCCTGCACACCGGTGTGATGCGGCACTGCCTCACCCTGGTCGCCCGCCACTACACCGAACCCCGGCTGCTGGACCTGCGCGGCCGGCTCGGCTGGGAGAGCATCCCGAACTTCCGCGGCGCGAAACTGATGGGGCAAACCAACGTCCGCATCTCACCGGGCAGCCTCGAGTACCGGTCCCGGGCGCAGGTGCAGGCGATCGTCCAGTACTACGCCTCGATGCAGTGGATCACCGGCCAGCAAGCCATGTCGGCGATCGAACGCGGGCAACTCGACTACCTCACCCAGTCCTTCGACCTTGATGTGCGACGCATCAGCCGCATCATCGAACGGATCAAGGACGGCACCATCATGGACATGCCGACCCGCACCCAGCAGGTGCCGGCCATCAACCCCATGACCGGTGGCCCCGCGGTCGGGCCCGACGGCAAACCACTCACCATCCCGCAAGAAGTCCCGGCGTGGATGCCCGACAAGTTCGACTCGGTGCCGGTATGGAAGGAGAACCTCGCCATCTGGCTCAAGTCCGATGACTTCGAGCGCTCCAGCAAGGAAGCGCAGGAAGTCGGACGGCTCATGTGGGATGGCCTCGGCCAGTTGGAGGCCGAGCACGCGCAGGAACAGGCGCAACAGCAGATGCAGATGGCGCAGTCCCTCGGCATGGGGAACGCCGCTTCCCCGCAGGGACCCCCGTCGCCGCCGTCGCAGCCGAACATCTCCTCGGACCAGGCGCCGCCCGCCAAGGCGCCGGAGGACCAGAGCGCATGACCCGCACGCCACAGTGGGTCATTGATGCCGGTGAGAACGTCAAGCGACAGATGGCCGAAGCCCAAGAGGCCGGCCTCGAGGCGCTACTGAACTTCAAAGTGTCGAACACCCCGTCAGGGACTCGGCAAACAACGCGGACACCCGGCCCGCCGGACCCGCACAACAAGAAGGAGACCGCTCCATGAGCGATCAGCAGGCACCCCCGCAGAACGGGGACACGCCTGCGGTTGCCGGCCCCACAGAGGCGCCCGGCACCGCCCAGGACCAGCCGCACATCCCCGAGGGATACGTCCCCGAGCAGCGCTACAAGGACGTGCAGGCCGAATACACCCGCAGTCAACAGGCGTACAAGGAAGCCGAGAACCGCGAGCAGTGGTATCGGACCCTCGTCACGACCGACGACCCGGACATTCAACGCCAGGCCGCAGACATCCTGGGCATCGAGCTCGCCGACAGCGAGGAATACGCCGAACCCGAGCCCGATGAGTTCACCGACCCGGATCCGTACGACCAGCGCATCCGTGCCCTGGAAGAACGCTGGTCCTCACAGGAGCAGCAGGCACAGGCCGAACAGGAACAACAGATCCTGCTCAGTCACGCCGAAACCCAGCTCGAACAGTTGGGGCTGCCTCGCACCGAGGACCCGGCCGAACTGGAGACGCGCCAAATCATCTTCGAGCGCGCCCTCAGCCTGCCGCGACTCCCGCCCCAGCCCGGGCAGCCCCGCGAAGGACTGCTCGACATCAAGGCCGCCCACGAACAGTTCCAGGCGTGGATGGACCTCCAGATGAAAGGCTGGGCGAAGACGAAGCGAGCCCCGTACGTGCCCGCCGGTGGACTCCCCGCCAACGAGGTGCCCGACCCCGGGCACGGCCACACAGCACGCATGAACCGCGCGCTCCTCAGGCTCCGCAACGACATGGGGGACGAGGAATAGGCCGGGCAACCGGGGGGGGCCGACAACAAGGGAGACCCCCAGAATGGCTACGTCAGCACTGACGATCGCCGGAGCAGTCAAGGACGCATGGACAGACACCGAACTGCAGAAGCAGTTCGAGGACCGCAACAGCCCCCTCTCAGCCCTCGAGGCCGTCAGGGGAACCATGATCGGCACCCAAGCCCAAGTGCCGATCCTGCCGGGCCGCGGCGGCAGCTACACCAGCGTCGGGGCCGCCGGCGGCGCACTGAACCCGGCGACCGGGCAGCCCGTCAACCAGGCGCTCTACACCATGCCGTACTCCTGGTTCCAGATCGAACTCGAAACGTCGGCGCTCGTGCAGGCCGGAAGCCAGGCGCAGAGCATCGTGCAGGGCAAGGTCCTCGAAGTCGAAGGCGCCGTCGAGAACACCCGGCACCAGATCAGCCGGCAGATCGTCACCAACGGTGACAGCATCGTCGCGGCCGTCGGCACCGCCGCCGCCGGCGCCACCATCCCGCTCGTCGCCAAGGCGGCGGAGGGCGCCCTGTACGGGTACAGCGCGCTGCGGCGCGGCTGGCTGCCGACCGGGCAGACCACCAGCGGCGGCGGCCAGTACGTCGACATCGGCACCACCGCCGACACTGACTCCCTCACCACCGACTCACCACCGACGCAGATCGTCAGCTACGTCGCGTCCCCGACCGCGCCGACCATCACCCTCAACCAGACCACCCTCGGCGCCAGCACCTCGGGCACGCACTTCGTCTACATCCGCAACCCCAACTCGACGACGGCGGCGAACCCGGAGCTCAACGGGCTCCGGCAGATCATCGGGACCGGCACGTTCGGTGGCATCAACCCCGCGACCGCCGGCTTCGAGTACTGGCAGGCCGCCAGCCGCGACACCACGACCACCACGTTCAGCCTCGACTTCGCGCTCGGGCTGCAGGCCAACGTCCTGCAGAACGGCGGGTCGCTGGACGGCATGGAAATCTGGACGAGCATCCGTCAGCAGCAGAACTTCTACGCGCTGCTGCAGCAGAAGGTCCAGTTCCCCGGTGAGATGAACATGCAGGCCGGGGACGTCACCAAGCCCAAGTGGAACAACATGGGCCTCCGCGTGTTCGCGGACATCCTCGACAGCGACTGGTTCATGATCAACAAGCCCGACCTCGTCAAGGTCGTCGGCAACATCGACAAGCCCACATGGGCCAGCGATATCGCCGGCCACGGGGACGGCAAGAGTGGGATGCCGTGGCGGCAGGGCTTCACGTCCTTCGTCGACGCCGTCGTGTACCCCGTCAACGTCGGCGCGCGCCGCCGCAACACGATGGCCGCGGGGACCGCGCTCACCTAGGAGGAGACCGGCTGGGCGCGCCCCCTCTCCGCTCTCTCGGGGGGCGCGCCCAGCGGTACACCCGAACCCATGACCCTCGCGCTACCACCCCACGTCCAACGCCGCATCGACCTCGAGCGCCGCGCCGAATACTGGGCGGGACTCAAACGGAACTTCACGACCAGCGACCCCCGCTGCGAGCACTACAGCCGCGAGCTGCAACGCCGGTACGGGAAGGGCATCTTCCTCGTCAAAGCCAACGACACCGTCGAAGCAGGCGTCCCGCTCAGGCCCGGGTACTTCCATCTCATGCAGATCCCGCAGGACGCCCCCCCGTGGCCCACCCCGCTCACGAACAACGGGAAGTACGTGGAGCCGGGGGACTGGATCTTCGACCGGCTCGGCGCCGGCAACCTGCGCGAACAGCGCGTCCGGGACGCCATCGCCCGCGAGGAGCAGGAGGACGCCGCCGCCTACGAGCGCGAGAAGGCGGACCAGAAGCAGAACCGGATGGAACGCGTGAAGGACATCGTGGACTCCGCGACGAAGGTGCGCGTCAGCATGAACGACAGGACGCCGTGGACGCAGGGGGTTGCGGGGAGGCGAGGACGATCGACCTGAGCGAAGCCCGCACCGAGCTCGGGGACCGAGGATTCGACTTCCTCTCCGCCGCCCGCATGAACTTCATGCTGTCGCGCGCTCTCACCGACATGGAAGATGCGTTCTTGTGGCCGTGGCTGAAAGAAACCGTCACCGGCCCCGCCCCCCTCACCATCCCCGACCTCAAATACGTGCGGTCCGTCTACGCCGACGGCAACGAACTGTTCGGCATCGACGACGACGACGACATCGACACCACCATCACCGGCACCCCCAGCAACTGGTGGATCGACGACACCGGCCCCAACCCCACACTGCGCATGTGGCCCGTCGGGGACACCACCCTCACCGTCTCCTACATCGCCACCGACAGCACCCTCACAGCGGACACGGACACCCCCAGGATGCCCGCCCGCTACCACGGCACCTGGATCGACCTTGCCGTCATCCGCGCATACCATGACTCAGACAACTTCCCGGCCGCCCAGGCGCTGCGTCAGCAGGTCGCGATGGACCTGCAATCCATGATCGAGCAGTACGAGACCCGCAACCGCATGAACAGCCAGTACATCCGCATCCTCGCCGGCAGCGAGGACGACTAGATGCCGCAGACGTTCACACAGGGCTACGAGCCGATCGCCTCCAACGACTTCTCGGGGGGCTTGAATTTACGCGACAAGTCCGACGCGGTCGGGGCGAAAGAAGCCATCGACCTGCTGAACGTCACGTTCACCGACCGTGGCGCCGTCCGCACCCGCGACGGGCTCGCCGACCTCACCGCCTCAGACCTGTCCGGGCGCGTCAACAGCATGAGTCCGTTCCACACGGTCGCCGGCCTCCGGCACCTCGTCGCCGCACTCGACAACGGGGACCTCGTCGCCCTCGACGCCTCCGGCAACACCGTCACCACCATCGGCAGCCTGTCCGGGGCGCCCTGCACGTTCCAGCGGTTCGGGAACTCGCTCACCGAATACCTGTACGTCGCGAACGGCATCGACACCATCCGCCGCTACGACGGCGCCTCATGGGCGGACGGGTCCGTCATCGCCACCGTCAACGGCACCGGCGGACAACCCATGCCGCGGGCCGGGGCGATCTGCGTCACCGCGCAGGCCCCCGGTGCCACCAGCGCCAGCAACGCCAACAACCGACTTGTCGCCACCGCGTTCGGCACGGCCCCGGCCGCGGGCCCGGGTGGCGCCCCGACGAACCCGTCACGCGCCTACTTCTCCAACGCGGGGGACCCGCATACCTGGGAGACCGACGGGGCCGCCGGGCCGCCGCTGCGGGGCCGCAACTTCTTCGACTACACCCCCGGCGACGGCGAACAGATCCTCGGGGCCTGCAGTTGGCGGGAACTCACGTTCATCTTCAAGGAAACCAAGTTCTTCGTCATCTGGGGCGAAAGTACGAACACCGACGGCACCCCCGTGTTCAACTACCGGGAGGTCGTCAACCAAGCCGGGCTCGCCACCCGCCACGCCCTGTGCGCCGGCCGGG